ACAGTCGTCAAACATCTGCCGCACAAGCAGACTAGACGGCTTGTCTAAGCTTTTTGGTCAGCCCGAATACGCAGTTAGCGTCTCCTGGGCTGCACGTGCTCCGAACCCATTTTGAACAATATTTTGAGATGCGAATGGAGTTGTGAGTTTATCCCCCCTGCCCTTCAGGGGGGCTCTTTTCTATTTTAAATCTTTTCCTTGCTCTATCTAGCGATCCTGCTACAATAATTTAACTATCAAAGTATAGAAAAAAAAGAACCATTTGATAAATGTTAAATATCAAGAGCTCCAATTACTTTTGTTCCTAAGTAATGTTAAAGAAAGGAAACTTAAACGATTTAAACTAGCGAAGAGAAACCTCACAGCCGTACTCACGTAAGTGAGTCATTTGTCCGCGTTTTAAAATATTGGAAAAAATGGGGGGCGTGTGAAGGAGTCTAATTGCGGAGTTTTTGAGAGTGGACCACCGCACTGGCACAGGTTCGCAGTACTTAGCACGTTCAGTTGCCACATTTGTACACGGTCCTACAGAGACTGTGATTCCGAATGATCCGGTTTCTATTTTACGTTCTATTTATACTAGAAAGCAAGAGATATTATCAAGAAAGGGCAATAAAAAAGTAGTTGAACGCCTTTACAGAGCTCAGCTCAAATTTACTTGTGATAAGTGGGATCTTAATTTTTTAGACATATTAGATATGGAAAATATACATATCAGTCTGGGAGGTTATAATGAAGATGTCAGTGATAGAGCTTTAGAGAAACGTTATCACCGCACTAGGATTAAGGCGGATGGCAGTGGTTCACATGAAAGTGGGCCACGTTTGCCAATCTTACCAGGGTGTTTTACGTTTTCCAAGCGCATATCCAAGAAGTATGGATTATCAAATTACTTCAAAACAATACTTACTAGAACTAACCTAGCTGTTTATGACAGGTCAGCAGATTATCGATTCGGACTATACGTTGAAAAGACGTTGGTTGACGATAATATGAGACTGAAAGCAAAACAGTATGGTATGTTCAGACACCTATTCTCCGGAACAAAGGTGTCACTTGCCAAAAGTTATGGTGTGCCCATACACGCTGTACAAGGCAAGGACAGTTACCTGTCAGAAATAGTGTCTGGGTGTAGAGACCCACTATCGGCGGCAGTACACTGGGGTTAGGCCACACGAAGTGGC